TTGTTCGCGACCTCGCGAGCATCGGATGCAGCACCGTGGAAATCGCCGCAGTGCTCGGCGTTTCCGCGCGCACTGTGCAGCGCCGATGCCGCACCGAAATCGACGCCGGTCACGAAATGCTCAAAGTCTCGCTGCGTCGTTGGCAATACTCAAAAGCCAAAGAGGGCAACACGACCATGCTGATTTGGCTCGGCAAACAATATCTCGGCCAGCGCGACAAGACTGATGAAATCAAGCGTGAGGAAGTCGTGACCATCGAGCCTATCGCGCCGAAGCTCGCGGCGTCGGCGTGATCGTTCGCGTTCCACCGATTGAATCGGTGCTGCACTCGTCGCAGCGTGACGTGTTCGCGAAGCTTGCGCGATTCTCTGTGCTTGAGATTGGCCGGCGCTGGGGCAAAACTACGTTCGGTCGCGTGATCGCGCAGCACCGCGCGATCAATCGCGACGCTGTCGCGTGGTTCGCGCCGTCGTACAAATATCTCGCTGACCCGGTGCGCGAATTCGAGCGCTCGCTGAAGCGCATCACTGCCAAGCATGATCGCGTCGAGAAGCGTATTGAGCTACTCACTGGCGGTTCAATTGATTTCTGGTCGCTCGAAGATCCCGACGCCGGTCGCGGTCGAGCGTATGACTTGATCATCGTCGATGAGGCGGGCTTCGCGCCAAAGCTTCTCGACGCGTGGCAACAGGCGATGCGGCCAACGCTCGCAGACCGTCGCGGGCGCGCGCTATTTCTTGGCACGCCGAAAGGCACTGGCGACTTTCATCGTCTCTTCATCGAGGCCGAAGGCGACACCACGGGCAATTGGGCGGCGTTCCGTATTGGCTCGATCATGAATCCGTACATCGATGCCAGCGAAGTCGAAGCGGCGCGCGCGATGCTGCCGGCGGCGGTGTTCGCGCAAGAGTTTGAAGGTGTGCCGGCTGAGGATGGCGGCAATCCGTTTGGTCTCGATGCGATTCGCGATTGCATCGGCGCACTTTCAAGCGGCGTGCCTGAGTCGTGGGGCGTCGATCTTGCGAAGTCGCAAGATTTCACGGTGGCTCTTGCTCTTGACAATGAAGGCCGCGTGTGTCGGCTCGAAAGGTGGCAAGGGCCGTGGGCTTTGACGCGCGAGCGACTCGCGAAAATGATCGGAAACACGCCAGCGCAGATCGATTCAACGGGCGTCGGTGATCCAATCGTGGAGGATTTGCGGCGTGTGTGTCGCGGCGTCGAGGGCTTCAAGTTCACCAGTCCATCAAAGCAACAACTGATGGAGGGTTTACAAATATCGATACAGACGCGCGAGATTCGATACCCCGACGGGTGGCTGCGAAGTGAACTTGAAGCGTTTGGTTTCCGATACAGCGGGAGAACCGTGCAGTATGAAGCGACGGTTGGACACGATGACGGCGTGTGCGCACTTGCGCTCGCGGTCATGGCGCGGCGAGCGCGTCGCCCACTCATCATGAAAGTAATTTGATGCAACTACTGGCGAGAATCAAGGCCGCGTTCACCTCGGAGCGTTGGCTGCAATCGTCAATGCGCGTGCTCACTGGTGGCAGTGACTCTGCGCGTCAGCCGTTTTCCTACTCGCAAGCGGTTCTGTACTACCGATCATGGATCTACGCCGCCGCGAATCTCAACGCGATGGCTGTTGCGTCGCAACCGCTGCGACTCTACGTGCGCAACCGATCCACTGGCACGAAGCTTTGGAAGACGCGCAGCACATCGCATCGCACGAAGGCGTACTTCGCCGGCGACACCAGCGAGTTGCCGTCGCGATACGTGATGCAGAAAGCTGCGGAGTACGGCGACGACTACGAAGTGGTGACCGACAATCATCCGTTGCTTGAGTTGCTGTCGAAGGTGAACCCGTACCAAAACGGATTTGATGCGACGGTGCTTCGCGTGCTCTATCAAGAGCTGACCGGCAACGCGTATATCCACCCCGTGATTGACAAACGCACTGGTATTCCAAGTGAGCTTTGGACGATGCCATCGCAGTACGTTGAAATCATTCCCGGCAAGTCAGCGCTGGTTGACGGCTATCTCTACGGCGCGTCGCGCGAGAATCGCAAGGTGTTCGCGGCTGATGAAGTGATCCATTTCAAGCGGCCAAATCCAAGCGACATCCTGTATGGCATGGGCAAGGTCGAGGCGGCGTGGGGCGCTGCGATGATGAATGCGGCCATGCATGAAATGGATCTGTCTTTCTTTGAGAATAAGGCGCGCCCGGATTACCTGATGACGATCAAGACGAATGCGTCGCGCGAGGAAATTGAAAGACTCGAAGTGCAGATTGACGAGAAGCTGCGCGGCAAGGGTCGCACTGGTCGCTTCCTGACTGCAACGGCTGACATCGATTTGAAGCCGATGAACTTCCCGCCTAAAGATCTTGGCGGACGTGAAGACATCGTCGAGGAAATCGCGGCAATCTTCGGCGTGCCGGTGTCGATGCTCAAGGCGAATGATCCGAATCTTGCCAGTGCCACGGTTGGCTTCCAATCTTGGAAGGCCATTAGCGTGCTTCCATTGATGCGAATGGATGAAGAGACGTTGAATCAAAACCTTGTGCCGCTCTTCGGCATCGAGGGCGATGCGTTCCTCGCGTATGACTCGCCAGTGGTCGAAGACGAGCGCTTCGCGTTTGAGCGCCGCCGGTCAAGCGTGAGCGTTGGCGTGATGACTGCCAACGAAATGCGGTCGCGCGAAGGTCTCGATGTGATCGATGACCCGATGGCTGATCGGCTTTTGATCAACGGTCAACCGCTCGGCGGTGTGCCGCCGATGGCTGTGCCGATGTCATTTGAAGCGCCACGCGATGAGCAGGTCGAACCCGTCAGCACGCCTGATGAGTTGCCAGTAGCTGACGGTGCGGCGATTGTTCCACCGGCAGCGGCAGCGCTCAACGGCGCGCAAATCTCAAGCTTGCTTGACCTCGCAAATCAGGCGGCGACAGCAACAATCCCAATCGAGACTGCGCGAAATATTGCGGCGGCTGCATTCCCTGACATTTCCTCAAGCGTATTGGATGGCATATTTGCGCCGATTGTTCCGCAAGCACCACCAGTTGTTGCCAAATCAATGATGATTGATTGTGAATGCGAGCGTTGCAATAACACTAAAGACTGCGGCACTGGTAGCGGAGGGTTTCAGCCGGGCAACAGTTGCGGCGACGGCGCTGGTGGTGGTGGTGGTAGCAGTGGTGGCACTGGTGCTTCACTTGCAAAGCCGGCATCGCACAGCACGTCTCTTCCGCGTGATCCGCGAAGAATGACGGCAGACGCGCTAGGCGGCGCGCTTCGTGGAATGGGCTACACGCAAGTTGGGCAACCGCGCGTTGTAAATCCAAACTCGCGAACAGAACGCACGCAGTTTTATACGGTGCGTGACGCTGGCGGAAATGAAAAAGAGCTGCCACTGCATGACCTTCTCACGATGGTGTATGCGTCATCGAGTGATCCTACAACGGCAAAAATTAAACCGCCAAAACGAAGATCGAGCAAGTGCTACTTTGATTTAGAAACGAAGGCGCTTGCCGACATTGAAACACGACCACCGCAGACCGTCGCAGACAACGCACGACGCGCGCTCGATATCCGCGCGCAGAAGCCTGAGTCGCAACGCGGCATGACTGCCGTGGGCATCGCTCGCGCGCGTGACCTCGCCAATCGTGTGTCGCTTTCCGAAGACACGATACGCCGAATGCTCGCGTACTTTGAGCGCCACGAAATCGACAAGCAAGGCGAGACGTGGGACGAGCAAGGCAAGGGATGGCAAGCGTGGAACGGATGGGGCGGCGATGACGGATTTCTTTGGGCGCGTCGCAAGGTCGAGCAGTTCAATCGTGAGCGCGAGCAGAAGGCAGCGCGCAAATCGTGCGACTGCTGCGCGCCATCAGACAACGCATCGACCGTCTCGCATAAGTCACTTTGGGAAGATCGTTTTTCTATTGCTGGCATCCGCACGAAGGCAAGCGCCAGCGATGCAGCGCGTGAATTCGACGACATCAACGACGCCGAAAAAGAAATCGCAGACCGCGTAGGCAAGTCGCTTGAACAGCAAGTCGCAGCGGTGATCGCGAAGATCCGCGCCGCGCCAGCGCCGACGCAAGCGCTCGCCGACGAGGTCGAGAAGGTGTTGCGTAGCGCGAAGTACAGCCGGCAAATCGTCAACGCGCTGCGACCGTATCTCGCCAACGCGCTTGAGTCAGGCGTGACGCTCGGCCTCGACACCGTCACGAAGCTTGCGACGGGCGAGCCTGACTTCACGCCGGCGCGTGATGACCTTCGCGCGTACGCGCAGAGTGAATCGGTGCGACTCGCGCGCGGCGCAGCTGAGGGAATCGGAAAGTACACGCGCGTGCGAGTCTCAAAGATTCTCGGTGATGGCATCGCAGCTGGCGAGACCATTGACCAGCTCGCGAATCGCGTGCAGGAATGGGCGGGCGAAGCTGGCGACGAAGAGCGCTCGACGCGTAATCGAGCCGTGATGATCGCGCGCACAGAAGCGCAGCGCGCAACGCGTCGCGCTGAAGTTGAAGCGTGGAAATCAACGGGAATGGTCGAGGGCAAGACGTGGTTACTCGCGCCCGATCCATGTGAATTCTGCGAGGCCGCATCAAATGAATTCAGCACCAAATCAATCGGCCTTGAAGATTCATTCTTCAACAAGGGCGACACGATGCTCGGCGCTGATGGCAACGAAATGGCGCTCGACTACGAAGACATTGACGGGCCACCGCTGCACCCAAACTGCCGATGCTCGTTGCAGCCAAAGCTTGAACCGTTCCTTGAGGATCAAGCGCAACAGGCCGAAGAGGATGTCGATGCGTACTTTGATGAGTTGACCGCGCGCGCGGCGAAGGAAAAGAAATGACGAACACTATTCAACGCAAGGCGCTTGAAGCGACAATCTCAGCATCGGCGAAGGGGTTTTCTGCGGTGATCACCGCAGAAACGCTCGACCGCGACGGCGAAGTACTCATTCCGCAAGGCATGAATTCTGTTGACTTCGACCGTAATCCCGTGCTCTTTTGGAATCACGACTACTCACAGCCAGTTGGAAAGTGCGTGAGTCTCAAGCGCGGTGACCGCTCGATTGCTGGTGAATTCATATTCGCGCGCAAGCCCGACGGATACTCGGGCGAATTCTTTCCCGAAGTCGCTGCGGCGCTTGTCGGTCAAGGCATCGTGCGTGCGGTGTCTGTTGGATACGTGCCTGAGACTGGCGGCACGCGTCGCGCAACCGACATCGACCGCAAGAAATACGGCGACGAAGTGCAGACAATCTTCTCGCGATGGAAGTTGCTTGAAGTCTCGCTGGCTCCGATGCAAGCGAACCCTGACGC